CCATAACGGGGTTCCCGGCTGAGAAAGGAGCTAACCATGAGATTGCTATCCGTTGGATCCTGCCCTGTTGCCTCGATAGGCATAAGAGCCGGCATTCCGATGCCTAGTAGCTACTGGCTTTCAGCTACCGATCCAGTCGTCCACGCTTTTCGTGACTACCTATATTATGCGGGTGAAGAGCCTGTGGAAGATGTTATCGCAGACGAGAAATCGCCTGATGACGAACGTCCCAGTGTACTCGACATTTGTGTAAATAAGGTGGAAACTCTCCCCTACAACGGGGTTCAGGACGCTGCTAGTTATGGCAGTGTCCTTGAGGGATTCCGTATGTTTGAACAGTTCCTAGGCTTTCGTCCAGTGAGTACTTTCTCAACTGGTCGCGAGCACGGTGGCTGCCATTCATATATTTCGGGTGACTGTCGGGCGTATGCCCTAAGCACCTGGATAATCCCTGACGAGTTTCAGGAGTCAGCCCTGACCTTTTGGGGTCAGGTGTACACGCCCAAGAACCGTGTCCACATGGACACGCCTCTGAGCAGTGTTAGGAAGGACGGGATTCTCCCAAACCGATATACGCTAAACGGCACCAATACCTACGGTGTCGTCCCGATAGGGTTTAAACCCCTATGTGCCTACCTCAGCCACGTGGCCGGTGCAGGCGCCGTTTATTCGGCAATGGTAAACGATTGCTACCCGTACGGTGTCGGCCTTGTAGGCTTCTACCATGTTACGGATGTAACCGGTTTCTCCGTCACCTTTGACTCGGATTTAGGCTGTACGGTCGAGTATAGGATTAGCTCTAGACTTAGCCAGAGCTCACTGGATGTCTATCTGAATCCAATGTATCGGTGGTCTTTTTCGAACAAGATCACCTTTGCTCTCACCCGTGCACCCGTTGGTGAGCGATCACCCCTTTTGGTTGGGGAAAGTCGCTACATTCAACGGCCATCGCTCTTGTCCCTGCGGACTAGTTTCCAATCCGTCTGCTTAGAGGCAGACGGGTGGAACGCGCCTTTTGCACCGCGACCGCGGTACTTAACGCCGAGTCCGTATAACAATTGGGCGGTACCTACTTCTAACAGCGTGGTCTCTAGTGAGGACACGTATGACGACTTGTGGTTCACCAGCTACCCCTCAACAGGGGATCAGTTAGCTGCCACTCGTATGGCTCGCACCATTGAAGCAGCCGACCCTGAGGGCCGGTTTCGCCGAAATGTCGAGCTCGTCATCGACGACATACGTGTATCATCTTACCTTTCCTCGTCCGACAGCCTCGAGAAGATTACTTCTAACGTGGATAATAACCTCGTTGAAGCGATCAGTGAGCTTCCTGAATTCCTGGACGTCATCCCTGACGTCAAAGGTCTAATCACGTTGCTCAAGACTGTCGCGAAGGGCCCGCGTATATCTACTATCGGGCAACTTCTCAAATGGCTCGCCAGCGAAGACCTTAGGTTGGTCTTCGGGACGCTGCCAAATGTTGAGTTGCTGCTGAGTACTCTGCCGCGGATACTTCAAGTCATGAAGAGGCTGAGAAGCCTCGAGCACGATCCCGTCGTGGGATACGGCTCCTTTACGTACGATTTCCCGGAAGGAACTTTCGGGCGACGTACGTCTAGACTCGTGACAAGAACAAAGGCTGTTTTTAGCAGCTACCCTTCGGGCTTCTTGGCAGATTGCTTGGGGCTGGATGCCTTGGGTCTTCTGCCTTCGCCTTCATCACTTTGGGACCTTATTCCGCTATCCTTCGTTGTCGACTGGGCACTTAACGTGTCTGATCGCCTCAAGGATATGGAGCGGTGCGCCTTAATTGGCGCGATGGACCTGAAGGTGATGGTTCACTCCTATACTGTGACGTCGCCGGTAAACGGCGATATTGCGGCGTTTGGAGTGACAGAGGAGTCATTACCCGCACTTACCTATCGGTGGTATAGCCGCGAAGTTTCGCGATACGTGCCACCGCCTAGGAGCGGGCGATTTGACTTCCGCCTGCCCAGCCATCTTCCTAACTGGATGACAGCTGGGTCTCTCTTCACCGTCAAGACACTCTAGGCCCATACGGTGTAGCCATGAAGTATGCCCTTATCAGGCATATGTTCGGCTACATTCCCCGCATGCCTACACTCCGTCGGCGGTGCAGCAGGTAGTCCGCATTGATACAGCGGCCGAGCCTACTGCGTACCCCGCCCAAGAGGCAGTGTTTGACGGTCCTTCGAGAGTCTAAGAGTCCCTTGCACTGGTTTGTGCAGGGATAGACAAGCGTCGAAAGGACGTAAAAACATGTCTATCACCACTAGTATCCCCCATGTGGATGCGTCTACGGCTCTCACGAGCCCGACTATCTACAAGGCGCTGGAAAGCACCTTGTGGGGAAAAGGCGCAAATCCCGATCCCGCGATCGCCAAGCAAGGCGGTTCCGGCTACATTGCCGAATACGCAATGACTGACGCTTCGGACTGTGAGGGTAAGATCGTCGTTAAGGCGAACTCGCTCCCCAAGGCCTTCGGCGGGGTCGGATCTCGCAGCGGTATGATCACGCTGAATACGTGGGTCAAGAACGTCACAACGTTCTCTGACGTTACCACGTACACGCCGATCAATGCATCGCTGGCCCTCAACGTTGGTATGGCACCGAGTATGCCGTCAGCCGCGCAACTCATGAGCGTAGTCACGAATGTGTACTCGCTCTGGTTCGCTAAACTGCTGACGAACGTGCCCGATCCAGCTCGCGTCGCACAGCTTATCCTTTACGGAAACGCTGGCGTGCTCGGCTGGTCGCCTACCTAAGAACCGTGTACGAGGTCCTCATCAGAACCTCGGACGGCCCTCTGGTCGCTTCCTTTAGCGACCAGACGTTGGATTCATTGTGTGGTGATGCCAGTAATGATAAGAACCGACACTTGGTCGGCCATTTTCTATGTTGCTGGTTAGCTTTGCTTTCAGACAGCCCTCTGGCCGCCGAAGGTTTGAAGCCTCGCCATTTATACGTGCGCTTTATTGCGCGCGTCATATCTGACGGACTTCTAGAAACCCTTAAGCGGTACTCTGGATTAGCCGATGCTCTCATGCTATCTCAGCACGAGACCGGCTCCGCTGATTTAACCAATCAGTGGGTAGACGGATTCTGTGATACTCCGGTTTTCCGCGAGTACCATTCCTTCTACAAAACCAGATCACCTCAGCTTATGCAGTTCCTTCTTTCCTTCTGCCTTTTTGGCAAGAAGCTCAAGTTGGATACACCTGCATGGCATGCTATCGCATTTCGCGATTGGCTTGGTGTGGAGGAACGACTGTCAAGTCTGGATTTATCAGGCGTAGACTTACTCGTCGTGAAGACGATAGTACGAAACCTGGTAGACGCCGTCGATTTCCGCGACCTGTACCCTAAGTTTGGGCCAGGCCGGGTCGCCGAGCGCGGTTTGGTGGATGCTATCGACAAGGCTGTTAACCTGCGATATCACCCCTATCTGGACTTGGTCGTGCGCCGTGATGACGCAGCGACTACTCTTGCTAAGTTCTTTAGCAATAGGGAGGCATATTACCCGCTTACATCACTGCTTCGTTTAGTCTATAAAGACATCACGAAGTCACGCTCCATATGTATGGAGCCGAGCAGTGTCATGTTTCTTCAACAGGCGCTGCTTGATAAGTACCGGGTAGCCATGGCGGTGGGCTCTATATCGCGTTTCGTCGATCTAAGTGATCAGACGCGCAATCAGCGAGCGGCTCAATATGGGTCGTTTTCTGGCGATGTCGACACTATAGATTTGTCTAGTGCGTCAGATTCTGTGTCGTGGGACCTCGTGAAGAAGATTTTCCCAAAGGAACATCTCTTCTACTTGGCCTTAACACGAACAGCAGACGTGAAGACCCCCGACGGACGTGTAGTGCATGTGAGGAAGTTTGCCCCAATGGGCAGCGCACTGTGCTTTCCAGTACAGTGTATAGTCTTCACTGCGCTTGCCATCTACACAGCTATGTTACACGATGGATGGCTCGACAAGCATCGAGACACCTTGCTGGGCGGGGGGAGCTCTCTGGTTTTTGGTCGATTCCTCGACCATTTTAACCATTACGAGGGTTTCATTCGCCCGACAAGCGGGAAAATTCAACCACTCCGTGTCTACGGCGATGATATCTGCTTGGATTCTCGCTTAACGACACAGTTCATCAGAGTGCTCACACTCTGCGGCTTTCTAGTGAACGAAAAGAAATCGTTCATGGCGAGTTCTGCAGTCCGTGAATCCTGCGGAGAATACTATTTCCGTGGGTATGCAGTGACACCTCTCAGATACTCTTTGAGGGGTCAGGAGTCCAGGAGAGATCCTGAATTCGCCGCTGCAAGCATTGCCCTTTCCAATAGGGCCGGGGATATGGGCTTCTTCGCATTGAAGAAGTTCATGACACATGTGCTGCTGTTCAGTTCGAGGGGCGTAAAGCTCCCCTACATGTTCAGCGACGATCGTGATAGGTCGTATGCTTTCTATAGCATCCGCCCGAAAAACGACCACTTGGTCAGTGTCGGTCGAGGTAATGAGCAGCCAAAGGGCTCTCATTGCGTAGATTGGCAACGACGTGAGTACCAGTGTCTATCCTTCATCTGGAAGGACATTCGCACGCCTAAGTCTACAGAGACTGAAGCATACGACCGATACCTCTGGATGCGCTGGTGGGCCTCGAGACCGTGGGAAGAGAAACAGACCATAACGATGGCCGCTTCTCACCGGGTGACGGCTGGTTGCCGTCTTAGGCTGGTTTGGACTCCAGCCTAATGGTTTACGACGGGC